AAAAATAATAAGTTTTTAATAGTAAATGTTTATAAATACTATATTTTAAAAATGGGAAATAATTTGATAAATAAGAGGTGAATTAATTTGGAAACTGTAGAAGAAAGACAAGCAAAAAGTGTAAGAGATACGCTGTTAAATTTACCATGGAATGAAATAAGAGAGAGAAGGCAAGTATTAAGAGATTATATATTTTATAAAGGCAAGAGTGAGGATTTAGAAGCAGCAAAGAATAATCCTGTGTTATACGGTCAGAATTGGACAATAGATGATAATATTGATTATAAGCCTACACAAGAAATAAGAAACAAAATTAAGCCGTTACTTAGAAAACAGGCACGATGGATGTTTGGTAAAGAACCTACACTTGTATTTAAAGCTGATGATTTAAAAGATAAGGATAATTGTGAGGAACTTAGAAAATACATTGAAGATGTATTTGAAAATAATGATTTTTGGAATAATACTAGAAAAGCATTTTTAGAAGCTACAATTAAAAAAAGAGTGCTTCTTAGAGCAGAAGCTAATCCAGGACAACCTATTGTTATTAAATATGAAAGCATAGAGAATTTTTATTATAAAGAGAAAAATGGAAAGCTACTTAAAGTAATATTCTTTGAAGAAGATGAACAGAATGTATTTAAAGAAGAGGATAAAGATAAGGTGTATTATCTGCATACATATTATTACAAGCCATTAGAGAGGACACTAAATGCAGAGAATAAGATAGTAGAGTACAAACCATTCTATAAGAAAGAAACTTATTTAAATTCAGAACTTCAGGAAGAATTAACTATAGACAATGAGATTACAATATCTAAAACTATTCCATGTTGGCTAATAAAGAATGCTGGGGAGCTCAATAGTAAATTTGGGGAATCTGATGTAACCGACTTAGTAGATTCTCAAAACCAATACAATAAAAGAAATAGTGATTTTGCAGATGCATTAAGATTTCAGATGTTTGGGGCAGAAGCTATAATTGATGGTAATGAAGATGATGTTAATAAACTAACTGTAGCACCTAATGCATTACATGCTATAAGAACATCAGATGAAGCCATGGCAATGGGGAAACAGGCAACAATACAGAGGCAAGAATATAATATAGGGAATAGTGGAGCAATTGATGCATATCTAAATAGATGTGATTCTGATATGAGAGAAATGTTAGATATGCCAAAGATAACTGATTTAAACAATATACCAAGTGCAAAAGCTATGGGATATCTATACAATGATTTGATGGCCAGGTGTGATGAAAAATTTAATGACTGGGAAAAACCTTTATTGAACCTAATTGATTTTATTATCGAAGTAGGTTCTTTTTGTTATTCAGGAATATTTGATAAGTATTGGTTACTAATGAATTATACAAAGATAATAAAGAGAAATGTTCCATTACCTTCAGATGAAGATGATAAGAAAGATAAAGCTATGGATGAAGTTGATAGAAAGGTTAGAAGTAGAAAATCATATATTAAAGAATTTACAAATGAAGAAGATGCAGAAAAGGCCTTTGAAGAAATTTTAGAGGAAACTACTATGTTGCAGAATGCTCAGGACTCAATGTTAAAGGATACGAATAGTGAGATTGATGATATAAATAAACAACTAGAAGATGAAGAATAGTGGTGATGTATCATGAACCCTTATAAGAAAAAGGTATTAGAGGCAAGGAAAAAAATACTGCAACTTACAATAGAACAGGAAAAACAGATTAATAACATATATGCTAAATCAGCTGCAAGGCTTATTGATGAGATATTAGAATTACCTGATATAAGTAGAACTAGAGTACATGATATAGATATTGCAAGATTACTTAATGATTATACTAAAGACTTATATAAGCAACTATATCCTAATATTAAAGATAATATGATGGAAAGTTCTATTATACAAAGACAAGTTATATTAGATTATGTAGATCAAGTTGTAAAAGACAGAAAGCTAAGTGAGATAGTTAAACATAATATTAATAACTATTCAAATACTGTTGTTAAAAATTTAGTTGCAGGTGAATATTACAAAGATGGAAAGACGTTAAGTAAAAGATTGTGGAACTTAACTTCAGATAATAGCAATAAGATAGATGAATTTATAAAAATGAATATTGCTGGTGGTGCTAATGCTAGAAAGCTAGCAAATGACCTTGAAGTATTAATAAATCCAAAGAATAGATTAACTACTACAAATTTCAAAGCTGGATTTGATAGCTATAAAGTATCATATCAAGCGCAAAGATTAGCAAGAACATCAATTACTCATGCAGCTGCAGAAACACAAATTCAAACCGCAAAGAAAAACCCATTTAACAGAGGAATGAAATGGAACTTAAGCCCAAGTCATGGAGCACGTATGCATGGCAAACAAGATGAATGTGATGATTATGCAGGTAATGATTCTTATGGATTAGGAGCAGGAATATTTCCAGCAGATAAAACACCAATTCAACATCCAAACTGCATGTGTTACTTAACAGAATGGCTTGTTGAAATTGATGATGCTATATCAAGAATAAATAAATGGGTTGAAGGAAATGAAGATAGGGAGTTAGAGAGTTGGAGTACAGATTTTAATAAAGGTGAAGATAATATTAAGAATAAAACCAGTAGTTCAGTCAAGGTTAATGGAAAAGATGGAACTATAGATATTAATATACCTAAATCAAAGAATAAAAATATAAATACAAATGTTGGAAAAGATGATATAATAAATAATAAAAAATCTTTTAAAGAAGCAACAAACATAAAAGAAGCAGAGAGGTATTCTATTAATAGTTTAGAATTTAATAAAGTTAGTTTTAGTGGAATAGACTTGAGTGTAGTTAATAGAATTAATAAAACATTAACTAAAACTTATGATGAATATCCTATGTTAAAAGGTTTTATACAAGAGATTAAGACATGTAAATCTGGAGCACCAGCAAGTGCACAGATAAGTTATAAAAATGGAAATTTAAATACAGTGTTAAAATTATCAAGAGATGATTTGAATAATTTAAATGATATTGATGATATGATTAAAAGATGTGTTGAAGCAAAATGGTGGACACCTAAGGATAGCATAGATGGTATAGTAAAGCATGAATTAGGACACATGATTGAATATGCATCTACTTTAAAAATGTATGGTGTCGATTTTGATAGTAATAATTCAAATTTGATAAGAAAAGTATTTAATGCTATAAGTAATGGAGAATTATCAGCGGAAATAAAACAAGAAGCTTTAATGAATTTAGACATAAAAGATACTAAAAAAACTATAGTTGATAATTTAAGTGAATACGGAACAAAAAATACTAAAGAGTTTTTGGCAGAGGCAATATCTGAAAAAGAACCTAGAAAGCTTGCACAAGAAGTTGTTAAAATATTAAAGAAAAAGATTGGAGGGATATTTAATGATTGATTTTCCAATGGAATTAATTAAATGTACATTTATTGATGATAATGGTAATAGACGGTTAAAAGATGATGCAACAGAAAGTCAAAAAAAGATATTTAAAAATTTTTATAATAGTTTCAATGAAGAATTGTATACTGAGGATGAATTTTCAATAGAAGATTAAGATGCACTTACTTAGAAAAATGAGTAGGTGCTATTTTTAAGTTTAAATTATGAGAAGAAAATGAGAAAAAATTGAGAAATTTTAAAAGATACACATGATATAATAATTATAGTAAGAATTTAGCACTTAGAGAAATCTAGGTGCTTTTATTATGTTCAAGATAGGATTTGGGATTAGAGAAGTCCCCCACCTATCTTTTTTATTTTATGTGAGAAGGTTATACAGGACAAGATACCATATAACCGACAGCTCTCATATAGAATAGGTTACTCATGTTAGGGTATGTTCCTAACGCCTATTCTTTTTATTATGCAATTAATCAATAGTAAGGATAGATGAACAATATGGAAAATGAATTGATCAAAATTAAAACTAATGAAAATGGAGAACAATTGGTATCAGCTAAAGAATTGTATTTAGGATTAGGATTAAATAAAGCTGTTTGGTCAAGATGGTACAAAAGCAACATTCAAGAAAATGAATTCTTTAAAGAAAATATAGATTGGACAGGGGTTCAACATGATGTTGAAGGTAATGAAACTATGGATTTTGCTATATCTTTAGAGTTTGCTAAACACATTGCTATGATGACAAGAACTACTAAGTCACATGAATATAGAAATTATTTTATTCAATGCGAAAAAATATTAAAAGAAAATACTAAACTAATTTCATCTCAACAGGACATAAAAGAATTAAAAAACACACTAGATGATTTTAAAAGGCTTACAGAAGATGCAAAGAAAATGTACAAGCCAAGTCATAAGATGAAACTTGATTATAGTAAGATGATTAGAGCTCTTACAAATACAGATGAAGAATATGACATTGTTAAGCAATGGGTATTTGCTAACTTAGGATATACAAAATGGGAAGATGCTTGTATTGATGATAAGAAAAAGATTATTGATACTAAAAACACAGTTGCAAGACTATTAACTATAAAGAAGATGGAACAATTAAGTATGTTTTAAAATTCCAAGCGATTGGAGAAATAAAAGGGGATGAGAATAGTGAAGGTTATATGTGATAATCCAAACTGTAAACATGAATTTGAGCCACAAATTAAGGAAAAATATTTAGGAGCAATGATATCAGAAACTTATATTAAATGTCCTCATTGTGAAACTAAGTATTTAATAAAGTTAGATAATACTCTAACTAGAAGGTTACAAAAGAACATTGAGGGAATTAAACAAGTTTTAAATCGCAATTTATCTCAAGAAATGAATAAAGCTTTAAATATTGCACTTGAAGATAATATAAATATTCATAAACAGGCTATGAGTAAACTGATGAATAGCAAAAGATATGAGTAAAAATAACTATCGTATTCCCAAAATAGAAAATCTAAAAGTATGTAAATATGCAAATATATTAGGTAGTAGTTACAGTGTAGAATGTATATATAGAAATAATAAGACACCTATAATAAACTGTCCGTATGATAGTGGAACTGATGGTAAGCGCAATAATAAATGTTATGAATATATATGTTGTTCCTATGAACTAAAGTCTTAGAAATAAGGCTTTTTATTATGTCTTTTAATCAGCAGACATTAAAGAACTGATTAATTTCTATCGTGGACCTAACACGTTAAAAAATGATAATAGAAATGGAGGAAATATATAATGGCAAAAATTAAAGACATAATAGGTGAAGAAGCATACAAAGCTTTACCAGATGATAAAAAGAAAGAATTAGATAAACAGGACTTTGAGGATGTAAGCGAGGGTAAATATGTTCCTAAAAGTAGATTCGACCAGGTGAATGAACAGGCTAAGGAATATAAGAAACAGATTGGTGAGAGAGATACACAAATATCTAATCTTAAAGATGAGTTTAAAGATGCAGCTGGTTTAAAAGAAAAAGTTGAAGAGCTTGAAGACAAAAATAAAACAATAACAGATGATTATGAGAAGAAGTTATCAGATATTGCTTTTAATAATGCGTTAGAAAAAGGACTAGGAGCTTTTAATGTTAAAGATAAAAAGCTTATTATGGCACTTATTGATAATGATAAGTTAAAAGTTGATGGAGATTCAATTATAGGTTTAAAAGAACAACTTGAACCATTACAGAAATCTCATGAGTATCTATTCAATATTGATCCAAAGGGAACAGGCTCATTTGTTACTGGTGGAGCAGATAATGGGGGTAAAGAACCAACAAACACTAATTTTGCTACACAGCTAGGAAAAGATAAGGCAGAATCATTAAAACAGGTAAAAGATATTAGTTCATTTGCAGCTAATTAAAAATTAAATTTAAAGGAGGAATGAGTATATGCATCAAAGTTCATATACAATTGGAGCATCACATAAAAAGCTTAGATTAATTGCAGGAGATCACTTTATTACATTGCCTATTAAAATTAAAAAAGCAGATGTAAAAGCAAAACTAAATGATAAGGAAGTATTAGAGGCTGGAACATTAATTTCAGCAGATGGTAAAGTTGCTGTTACAACAGGAGTTAGTGGAGATACACCTGGTTCAACAACAGCATATGGAATATTATATCAGGATTTAAATTTCAAAAATTCTGCATCAGCCGATGGAGTAGCAGACAATGCTATAGAAATTGCAGCAGTAATGGTACATGGTGCAGTTTATGAAAGTGCTGTTAAATTAGATACAACTAATAAAGCAGTTGAAAAAGCAGCAATGCCAATGATTATATTTGGTAAATAGAAGGAGGTAAAAACATATGAATTTACAAGATTTTATAAATTCACAAAACATAGCTCTTTACATGAAAGAGTTACCAGTAGAGCCAACACTAGAAAAATCACTATTTCCACCTAAAAAAGTATTAGGAACAAAACTTGAAAATGCAAAAGGTGCTAAAAAGAAACCAATTGCTTTAAGACAAAGTACTTTTGATGTAGCTGCTAAGATGAGAAGCTTATCTGCAGAAATCACAGTACAAAGCACAGAAATACCATTCTTCAAAGAATCAACAGGAATTGATGAAACTACAAGAAGAGAATTAATATCAGCAATGGGATGTAATAACGAGAATTTAGTTAAAGCAATATCTGATCAAATTTTTGATGGACAGGTTAATTTGGTAAAGGGTTCAGATATTATTCCAAAAGCAATGGCAGCACAGGTTGTTCAGAATGGAGTAATAAATTATTCATCAGATGCAAATGATGGAGGAGTAGTTGTTGATTATGGAGTACCAAGTAACCACAAAGTCACATTAACATCTACAGATAAGTGGACTAATCCAAGTGCAGATATAGTTGGAGACGTAAAGAAATGGCAGAAGGTATTAACTAATGAAAATTACCCAAAACCAACAACATTAATGCTTACTGAGACAACATTTGATAATACATTCTTAGTTAATACTGCAATTAAAGGGCATCTAAATGGTAATGTTATGAATCAGAACAGAATATTATCTCAAAAAGATTATTTACAGTTTGCTAAAGAAGTTATGGGAATAACAGTTGTATTCTTAGATGATTCTACTTACTATCCTTATGAAGGAGCATCAGCAGTACAATATTATGAAAACAATAAAGTTACTCTTATGAGCGGAACAACATTAGGAAATACAGTTTATGGTGTTACACCTGAAGAATTTGACAAGACACATGGTTCAGGAAAACTTGATACTACTATGGTTGGAACAGGAACAGCAATTACAACAATGGTTAAAGAAGATCCAGTTACAGTTGATACTAAAGTATCTGTAATGCCTATTGTAAGTTTTGATAGAGCAGATGAAGTATTCTTTGCAACTGTAGGTTAATAAAGAGTAGTTAATATTTAGCTGCTCTTTAATTATATGAGAGAGGGAGTAATTAGTATGGCGAAGAAAAGAACAATAACAGTTAAAAAATATATTGGTACAGCTAATAAATTTTTAAAATATGGTGGTAAATTCATTAATAAAGATGAAAAATTTGAAATTGCTGAAAAAGATGTTGCAGAATTAAAGCAATATGCAGAAATAGAAGAACAAGAAGTTGAAGTTCCTGCTGAAGACAATAGTGGAGAAGCAGATGGAACTGATAACAACACAGGAGAAGACAATGGAGCAGGAAAAGAAGGTGAATAGTTATGGAACTTACACCTTTAGATATTTTAAAAATTAATTTAAATGAAAGTCAGTATCCTGTATTTAGCGATGAAGAACTTGAAAACTTATTAGCAGTGAATGACAATAATGTATTAAAAGCAAGTTGGAGAGGCTGTTTAATGAAAGCTAATACAGATAGCAAAATAAAAGTTGGTCCTATAGAAATAGAAAATGCTGATCCTGATTATTGGAATAACCTTGCATCTATTTATCAAGCTGATTATATAGCAGAACAGTCGAAATTGAATCCAACTGTAACAAGTGGATATAAAACATCTATGAGAAGGGCAGATGGTTGCTGATGGCTAGGTTAAAATCTAAAAAGATTATAGATGCAATCAATAAAGGTATATCAATAAATCCTACTACATTTGATGTTAAGTATGTAGAAAAGGTTCTTGTAGATGGTGCTTATGAGAAAGTTGAAAATATAATAACTTATACTGGAATAATATATTTAGAAGATAATTCAAACAAAATAACAATTGAAAGTAAAAGTCAAGGAACATCTTATACTACAAATAAATATAAGATGATTTTAAATAATGAGAATGAAATAAAGATAGATGAAAAGAATGTTGTTGAATTTGAGTCTAAAGAAGGCCATATAAAAGTTACAGGAGCTTACCCAATAATAATCGAAGATACTTTATGTGGTTACTTGTGTGATTTAGAAAGGACTTGATTTCATGGGCTTTAAAGTTATTGATTATATTAACAGGAAAAAAGTTGGTATGGGAATGTTACTTGGAGGAATTATAGCGCCTACACTTGTTAATAAAGCTAAAGAAAAAGCGTACTGGAAAGATAGAAGTTCTCATGCTAGAAATGGAATAAATGGTGGAGTAGAAGGTGGTGGCAGCCAGTATTCTGTATATTTAGCACATGGTACAGAATATGGAGAATGGCTTGAAAAAGGTACTGGTATATACGGACCTACTGGTAAAAAGATAGTTCCAGTAAAAGGCAAAGTATTAAGTTGGGTTGATACTGATGGGGAAAGACATTTTGCCAAGAGTGTAAAAGGTATTAAGCCTATGCCAATATTAAAAGATACTTTAAATAATAATAAAGAATTTATAATAGAAGCTGTTGGTAAGTATTGGAGTGATTAATATATGAGGCTAGCAATAAGAAATCAGTTGCTCAAAGAAGTTACGGAACTTAAAGGATGCTATGAACCTAATGTACCAGACAAGCAGACAGAAAAGCCATATTCTGTTGTTGTTGCAAAAGACGATACAGATAATGGGGAAGTAGTTGGATTTAAGAGAAGTATTGAAATATGGTTGTATGATGAAAGACTTTCTTTTAAGAGTTTAGATAAATTAGCAGAGCAGTCAATAAAAGCATTAAATTTAAAAGTAATAACTAATCCTAAAACAGGCGAGAGTTTTACATGCAAATTTGATGGGATTATAGGACAAGATATAGTAGATGAAGAGTGGAATGCAATAGCAAAAGGTTTAAAATTTACTATTATTACATTACATGAAGACACTGAAGAAAATAAAGATAAATGGCTTGATGCTTTAAGTAATTATAGTAAAAGTATTATTGATATTCCTGTATATCTTAATAACTGGAAAAGTAATTTTCAAGTACCTTCAATTTTATGGAGAGTAACTAATAAGGATAGGATGAGAGAAACAAACAGGGTTATAAGAGAAGAAAAAACTCTTATATGTCATGTGGTAAGTGAAAATAAATCTGAAATAGAACAGATTCTTGATACTATCGAGGAACATTTAATTACTGATTTGAAAATACCTTATGATATTGAAAATAGGAGATATCTTACTATTAAGAGTATAACTGAAGATAAAGAGGCGGATATGATAACCAAGGGTCAGTTGACTATTGAGTTATTTAAAAGAAAAATGATAGAAGATAATACGCCTAAATTAAAAAACATTATTGGAAAGGGAATTATTAAATAGGAAGGAGGCTGTATAATGGCTGATGTAAATAAAGATGTTACCACAAAAGAAACAGCTACATCTACAATTAAAACTACAGTAAATGAAGAAAAATTTTCTGTAGAGGAATATATGGAAAATGCAAAAGCACTTGGCTATACAAAAATAGTATTAGCAGGTGCTTTTTCTAATTGCTCAAAAGAAGAGAAGTTTACAAAAATAGAAGTAGATAAGATGGTGAAAAATTTCTTAGGAAAGAAGGTTAAATAATGGCAAAGGGAACATGGGAAACAGATAATAAACCTGAAATACCAGGTTTTTATAACAGATTCCAGACTGCTGCTGAAGCTACAATTGCAAATGGTACAACAGGAACATTAGCTTTAACAGTAACAGCCAACTGGGGACCAATAAAAGAACCAGTTTTAATAAATAACGATGTAGAAAATACTCTTAAAGCAACATTTGGATCTGATTACAATTACACAGCTTATAAACTAGGGAAACTTGCATTATTAGGGAAACCTAAAGAATTATTGCTATATAGACTGGCAGATTCAAGTGCATCAAAAGCTTCTTTAGTACTTCAAACAACAGATTCATCTCCATTAAATGCTATTACATTAGAAACTCTATATCCAACTACTAGAGATTTTAAGGTAACAGTAAAAACTAATGTTGCAGATTCAGATAAGAAAAACATAATCCTTTATGAAGGATCAAAACAGTTATTCAATATTACTGTTAGTGGAACATTTGCAGAAATTGCAAAGACAATAAATAATGCAACAGCAAACACATATATTAGGGCTAAGACAAGTGAAGTAAGCTCAACTACCAATACTTTAGATAATGTTGCTACTAAGAATTTTACTGGTGGTAATGATGGAACTGCAGGAATAACAAATCAAGATTATATAGATGCTATGGCTATCTTTGAAGGTTATGAAAAAGATGCTTTTGTTATAGATAGATATGCTGATTCTGCATTGCAAGCAGCTATACAAACATGGAATACTCAATGTAAGGAAAATGGAGATATATTTCTTATTTTTGTAACTGGAGTAAATAATTCTGAGACACTAGATGATGCTAACCAAAGATCTAATGATTATAATGATTATCTGGTAAATAATCTATATCTAGGTACAGCTACTTATAATGGCACTACTTACAATAGTGCAGAAGTATTAGTATATATTGCAGCATTAGCAATTGGTAAGGGACTTAAAGAATCAATGAGTAATGAAACTACAATATTTGATTCCGTAATGCCTAAATTATCAAAAACTCAAATAACATCAGCTATTAAAAATGGTACTATTGTACTTTATGAAGATGGTGGAAGAGTTGTTGTTGCTGATGATGTAAATACATATAAGACTTACAAAGATGAAGCTGGCAAGGCATTTGGAACAATACAGACTGTTATCTTCTTAAAAACAGTAAATGAAGATACTTCTGCTAAAAGATTTGAGATTTCAGGAAAAGCTGATGGTAATGATACAGGAAGAACTATTGCATTATCTTCACTTAAAAAGTATTTTGAAACATTAACTAACAATGGAATTATCGCAGATGATTTTGTTGTAAAAATTGATGAAGAAAAGCAGGCAACTGCAGAAGCTGATGAAATGTATTGGACATGGGCTGTAACTCATTACAAAAAACTTAAGAGAGTTTACGGAACAGGAATTATCGCTGAATAAGAAAGGAAGTGTAGTAAATGTCTGGAGAATTAGATACTTCAAGAGTATGTAGTGGTACATATGGAAAGATTTTTGTTGATGGTGAATGGCAGACACAGGTAAGTGAAACAACAGCAGATGTAGAAATAGACATGAAAGAACTTTTAACCTGTGGATCTGAATGGACAGGCCATAAAGCTGGTGCTAAAAAGGGAACTGGTTCACTTAAAGAGTTTAAAGTTACTTCAAAAATGATAGAAAATGGATTCAAAAAATTTGAAATAATTTCTGAATTAGATGATCCTGAAGCATATGGCTATGAAAGAATAAGACTTAAAAATTGTAGAGTGACAAAGATTAGTCTTATAAACTTTAAACCAGGAGAAGTGATTGAAAATGAATATCCATTTGTATTTGATGGATATGAATTGCTTGATAAAATTGTACAAACTGATTAAAAGTTTTATTAAGTATTAGGGTGGAGCATTAGATGCCTACTCTTTTCTATTTATTAATTGGAATAAGAGAGGAAGATATTATAATGAAAAAATTAAATGAAGAACAACAAGCACAATTAGCATCAAAGGAAGATGACATATTAGCAAAATTAATAGGCGAAGAAATTGAAGCACCTAAAGGAAAAGCAAAGCTTGAAAGGCTTGGAATACAATTAGAACTTAAAGGTCTTACAGGAGATGAATTAAGCAGAATAAGAAAAGAATGCACTAGAAAAAGAAAAGTTAAAGGTGTGTGGGAAGAAAAATTAGATAATGCAGAATATGATGCTGGAGTTATTATAGCAGCTACTACTAATTTCAACTGGAATAATACACAATTGCTTGCTAAATATGAATTAAGTGAAGGAAAACAGTTTATAATTAAGAAATTATTAGCTGGAGAAAAGAATGCTTTAGTAGAATCTATTCTTCAATTAAGTGGATTTGGGGAAGATGTAGAGGTTACAGAAGATGATATAAAAAACTAATAAGTAGCG